AAGATTAAGTTTTTCATAGTGGTTGACTTTTTAATTATTTCTACAAATATATATAAAATATTCATTCGCACAAAATATTTATGAAAAAGAATTTGATTTTTTTCAAATTCATAAACTTTAAACCCAAATAAATGGATAGTGATGACTTGGAGACAAATATTCCGCAAAAACATAGCAACTTTCTGTCTGATGGCTGGAATGTTTTTCAACCCCTTAGGATTCGACATAATTTTCAAGATGATTTTAGATGCTACGAGTTCATATTGGATTACCACAAGTATTTTCTATGGTATTGCTCTATCATTCTTTGGATTATATTTTTTATTTCGTGAAAAAAATGAAAATTGAAAAAATTTTAAAAAAAGTATTATTAGAACATTCTAATAATAATGTCATGGTTTCTGAAAATTTACAGTACCATTTAGATAATGAATTGTCATTAATGGAAAATGTGTTTAGACCACATTCTCAAAAGTTTTTTGACTTAATTAATGAAGTTAGAGAATTATATAATTCAGGTGAAATGGAATTAACCGAAGAAGAGGTTGAGATTGTTGAGTCTGATTTGGGAAAGAAAATCAAATTATCTAGCGGTAAAGAAGTTTACTTAGATATACCTATGTCTGAGGAATTTATAAACGAGGCTGAGTATAACGGTAAGAAAGTTGAGATTGGGAAACCAAGAAGGAATAGTGGTGGTGGTAAAAAGTATGTTGTATATGTAAAAAACCCATCAACAGGAAGAGTTAAGAAAATTTCTTTTGGAGATGTTAAAGGCGGATTAACTGCAAAAGTATCAAACCCTAAAGCTCGAAAAGCATTTGCATCAAGACACAACTGTAAAGATAAAAAAGACAGAATGAAAGCAGGTTATTGGGCATGTCGTTTAAATAGATTTGGTCATTTGTGGGGAGGAAAAACATATCCAGGTTTTTGGTAATATGAAACCATACAAAGATTCCGAAGTTACTGAAAAATCAAAAATTAGAGTGTTTGAGTCAAATGTAGATTCAGGTGAACTGCATTGGCATAGAGACCGAGAAAACCGACTTATTGAAGTTTTGGAAGGGAATGGGTGGATGTTGCAATTGGATGAAGAATTACCCGTTAAAATGGAAATAGGTAAGAAATACCTTATTCCCGAAGGCGTATATCATAGAACAATTAAAGGTGACGGAGATTTAAAAATTAAGATTGAGTTTGTTTAATTCTTTCAACAATTTTAATTAATATTACTTTTAATAAATTAGCACTTAACGCAACTCCTCCTGACGATAGAAGACTTTTAACCAATTTATTTACAAGAAGTGAAGTATCTACATTACTGTTGGTAGATAAACTAATTAACATAGGTATAATAGGTATTAGAAATGCGTAAGATATAATATTACCAACTTGTCCAACTGTAATTCCTACCGAGCTAATAAAATCTGATAAAGTATTTTTAAGTTCTTTTGTTTTTTCTAATACATCACTAAAAACATCACTTAATCCTTTTTCTTTAATATCCTCAATTACTTTTCTGATTTGTATTTCATTATTATAAAAAACAATACTGACCGCTCCAACAATTAAAGAATAAACTGACGCTTCATCTATTTCAGGATAATTTCCATTAATGTAATCTGACAAAGGCCCCATTAAACCACCAATTGATGCTCCCCAAGTCAATAAGAATTTTAAATCCATATTTAATTGTTTTGCAGTTGATTTAATCGCCATAATTGCAACTTCCTTTGCGGACATTAATTTATCTTTAATATCATTTAATACCGATTCTGTCAGTATCATTTTGTTTGAAGATTCAGAAATTAAGATTTTCATAATATTTAATAAATATATGGAACAAGGTATTAATATTAGTCCAAAAGTAAAAAAGGGTGATAGAATAGTCTGTGTGATTATGGGAGATGAGTCATCAATTTCATTTGGAGACGCTGGTACAGTTATGGTATGGGAAAATGTAGGGAATTGGACACAAATAAGGGTTCAGTGGGATAATGGTAGTCAGTTGTCATTAATACTTGAAGACGACCCCAAACAACAAAAAGATGTATGGATGTTAGAAGAAGATTTTATAAATAAGTTTGGTAAAGAAATGATTAACGAGTCTATGGAACTTGGTGATATGGAAAAATTATCAGATATCTATGGATATTTTGGTGGAGAAAGTATGGATTTTTTTTATGAGTATCTCGAAAAATTAAGAGAATCTGGTATTATTAATATGTTTCAAGCTGCTCCATATCTGTGGATGGGTAAAGTAAGAATTGAAAATGAACAAAGATATCGAGAAACCAATGACGCATTTGATGAACTCTTGGATATGGCCGATGAGTCACAAAGAAGAATGGTAAATGGTGTTATTAATTATTTGGAAAATAATAATAAAGAAGTAAGTGTCGAAAATATTAACAGATTTCTTAACAGATTGGATGGAGACATTATTTCATTTTGGATGAGACACGACAGAGACATGTTTAGGTAAGGAAAATTGGATTCTGTTCTCCAAAATAACCACCAACAATGTTATAATAGTAATATTCAATTGCATCTTCTTCAGACATATCTTTTTGAAGTGATTCTAAAATCTTATCTCTTGAGTAAAGTAATCTAATACCTCCACCAAATTCTTCGGTTATCCCAATAATACAATCATCAAATCCATCTAATAGAATTGCGCCTTCCGCTAATTCATTAATCTCTTCCCTTGTCATACCAATTCCAAAAATTCAACACCTTCTCTATCTTTATCACTCATTTTTAATTTGAATGTAAAACCGGCAGTTAGTTTTGTGATAGTCTCTCTAACCTCCTCAACACTTTCCCACTTAATTGAAACTTCGTGTTCAGGTGAGTATTCCTCATCAACCAAATAATTAACAATTGTTCCACTTTGAAGAGTTAAAAATCCATGAGCGTATCCGTGAGGAACATATAAAGTATCGCCCGCTTCCATCACATACTCAAATACTTTTTCAAAATTTGGATTTAGTTTATCAACACAGACACAAAAGTCAATTATTTTTCCCTGAATCACCATTACTTGTTTTGCTTGTGATTTTGGGTATTTCTGTAAATGTAATCCTCTGAAAACAAAAATATCATCGTTAATACTAATGTTAGATTGAACCCATTTGTCAGATAATTTAATTGGAGTAAAAGAACCTCTATGGTCTTTGAATATTGGCTGTTTTTTTAATTCAGGTATCATAAACCTAAATCTAAACATTTTAATTTTTTTTGTCAAATGATGCTGGCAATATATTTATAAGAAAATTGAATTATGAAAGCTTATTTTTTGAATATTTCGGAAGAAGAAAAAAAATCTATTAAAGATAAACACACAAAATTGTATGATGGTTATGTAACTCGTGAAGGTAAAGGACCTAACGAAACTCCATTGTCCGTTGGTAACTATGCTTTAGATGAGGGGGGTGTTACTGTTAATAATAAAGGTGAAGTTTCAGAATATAAAAACAAAAACATTAATCAAAAACTTAAAAGTGTTTGTGAGCAATGTGGAAGTGAAATTTCTGAAGGTGAAATGTGTGAATGTGGAGGCATGTATGAAAATGAAGAATGTATGGAGTGTGGCTCTGCTGAAAGATATACTGAAAATGAAATTAAAGAAAATGTTATTTTGAAATCCAAATCAAATGTTGTTATGGAAGAAATTAACAATTCTTTGAATTGGTTTAAAAGAATATTGTAATGGAAATTAAAGAGTTTGTAGACTATTACTACAATCCAAAAACAAAAACTATATCCGTCACATTTAGAATAGATGGGGACGATGACGAGCACGTTAGAATTGACGAATTTGATGTTAAACTTATTGAAAAAACAGGATATTATATAATTGATAATTTTGATATTGAGACTGACGATTTTCCAATACCATTTGATGATGAGTTATATGACTCTTCGGAAGATGATTTGGAAGAAATAATTGATTATGAAATTAATGAAGATGAATTGAGTTCATTTATGTCAGAGTATTATATTCAAAATCCAAAAAAACTACCTGTATTAATTATTTTTTAAAAACATTTATTATAATGCAAGATATTGACCAAATAATTGGAATTTTTAGACAACTGACAAATACTGATGTTTTTAAAAATAACGGAGAAATCGGAGAGCAGGATAGTGGAGCGGCAGCACCTGCGGGAGCGGGAGCCACTCAAAACACAAATAAAAGAGGTCAGAATTGGAAAGAACTTTATACGATAGTAAGGGGAAAGGCCAATACTATTGACGATAAAACAAAATGGGAAAGTGGAGTTAAACGAGGCATCGCTAACAACCTTTGGTAATTATGAGTGAGAAAAAAAAAATATTAGAAAGAGTTTTGTTATTAATGAAATATGATAACAAAATTACTTTATCTGAAAATTATAATATTATATCTGAACAACTTTCTATTGATAGTATTGTAAATCAAGGGATTAACGTTAATAATTCCGAAGGAAAAAACAAACAAGTTTTTAATGATTTTTTATATAATATTTCTTCGTCTAATTTAAATGATTTAAATAAGATTTTATCAGGAATAAATTCAAAAATGAGAGGGGTTAATAAATTGAACATCTCCTCCGCAATTGTTGCTAATGAAATTTATTATAAAAAATTAGAAGATTACTACACAAAAAAAGAAAAAGGAGAAGACTACTCTTATCAATACGGAAAAAAGATTAGAATTACAAAACCTGAAAAACCAAATTTAACAGATGTCAGGTTATCTCCATATTCAAAATCCGCAACTGAAATATTACAAGGTTATAAAACTGAGACTGAGAAAAAAAATAAAGTTAAATGTCCATTTAGTTCTAAAAAAGATGCTGATAATTTTAGGATTTGGATAAATAAAAAATATCCTAAAATTGCTAAAAAATATGACTTATCAGTAACAGGTCTTGAGTGTAATGAAAATATTATAAATGCATCAAAACACATTTTCTATATTGACGATACAAATATGTCAAGTATGAAATCTGTTTGGGAATACGAAAAACAAGGTACCGACATCTTTAAAAAAACTCAATCAGATGTTGAGTCTGGTTATAATTCATACACCGCATCCACCTCTTCAGATTTTGATTCAGTAGTTAGAAACGCAATTATTGATAAGAATGGTAAATATTCACAATCAGATATTGATAATTACGGGACACTTATATATGATTTTTTTCAAAATGAAATAAATAAATTAAAAAATATTAGTGAAACTAAAAATTCACAGACAGGTGACATTGAAACTAGATGGAATTTACCAGAATTAAAAGACGACTCATACAATATTATAATTAAAACATATCGTGTCCTCTCCAAACAAATAGGGTATGAAAAAGAAGGATACTCAAGTAGTAGAAAGGTTGATTTAGTTGAGGCAAAGAGTAAAGAACAAATTCTTAAAGATTATTTTGAAGAACTTAAAAAAGTTAATCAAAAATTACAATTAAAAAGTGTAATTAGTGATGTTTTGGATAGTCCAAATTATCAAAGATTGTACGGAACTGACGATAAATCCAAAAAATTTATTGAAGATAAAATAAAAGAATGTGGTGACTCGGCTAGAAATTATTTTGAAGAATTATCGGCAGGTCAAATAAGAAATAGACAAGGTAAAGTTGTTGGTAGTTTAGAAAATGGAGTTGTAATAAAACCAGATTCTAATAACATACCATGTACTAATGAGTTTTGGGAAAAATGGGGAGGATATATACAGATTGGTACAATTGTGGGAGCGGCAATATTGTCAGCGGGTTTATCATTAGGACCTACAGCCGCATTTATTTTAGAAGCAACTGTTGATACTGCAGTAAACTACTACGCTTTGAAAAAATCTGTAGAGAAGGGAGACAAAAGTGAAATTAAAATGAACTTAGCTTATTTGATGTTACCATTTTTAATGAGAACTCCAATAGTTAAACAAGGTTTAGTGAGATTAAAATATGGCTCAAAAACAATTGAGTCCGTTGAGTCTAAATTAAATCAATTAAGACCTGGGGCATCTAAGTCAGAAATTAATCAAGCTATTAATGCTATGACAAATGAAGAAAAGGCGGTTCTTGTAGGATTACAAAAACCTGGAATGAAGAAAGTTATTGAGTCTGCAACACAAGACACTATTAACGGATTAAAACAAGGGGTCAAAATGGCTAATGTTTCAAATTTATCAGAACCAATTATTAATTTATTTGTGTATACTGCACCTGTAGGTAAAAATTTATTGGACAATATTTCAGAATTAAAACAAAAATATAGGAATCAATTAAAAAGACAACCAACTAATGTTGAATTAAAAATATGGGCGGCGGTAAAAGAAAAATTGAAACAACAGAAAGAAGAAGAATTATTTAATAAATTAATAAACAGCCCTGAATTTAAAAAAATTGCCGAGTCAAGGCAAATGGAAACCGCAAAACAAACAGTATCAGGATTTGAGGGTAAAAAAACAGAAGAGGTTAAACAAGACCTCTCCAAAGTTAGTAATGATATTGATAATATAATTAAACTGATGGAAAAAACCTTTGATTTGTCAACAAAATCAAAAGTCTCTACGGTTAATGATGGGGGTAACAATAATAAAAACATAGAAATCCAAAAAACACCAACAGATAGTACGGTAAAAAAAGTTAATCCATTAGACATTTGATATTTTTAAGATTTAAATATATTTATAAATAAAAAAGTTATGAAAAAAATAATATTAGAGGAAATTAACAGAAATAGAGAAATAATGGGACTTAGACCTATTATGGAGCAATGGGAAGATAATGTATTGAAAAACTTAGGTCTTGATGTTGAGGCAATACTTGCAAAATCTGAACCTGATTTATTACCTGTTGAGAAAAATATAATTAATTCAATCGAGAAACACGCCGGCACTAATACTCCTGATGTTTTGAGAAGTATGGAAAGGAATACTCTTAAAACAGATTTTCCCGCAATTGCCAAAAAAATTGAACAGGAATTATTTGCCAATACTGATAAAGATATCTCAAAAGCTTCTTTAAAAGCGTTTTACACAAAATATCCTGAAGCAACAAGAATTAAAAGTACTTTAGATAGTGACGCGTTAAAAGCGTTACTTAAAAAATATGAAGAGTCTGGAATGGTAAAACAAGCTGAGGATGAACTTGCTAAAATAAGAACAAAATTAGACTCACTTCCTGACGGAGCATTTAAAGATGATTTGATAAAAACTTTTAATTCAAATTATGGTAATACAATTTCTTCTAGTAAAATAAGTCAACAAAATATTTTAGCTGATTTAGAAAAAATTAAAGCTTCAGTTCAATCTGAAATTCAGAATTTTGGAAATGGTGGATTAAGTAAAATTTATCGAGAAAAAAATGCTAAAGATTTTAATAAAGTTAAAAAAAGAATTAATGATTCGATAGAAAAATTAGAATCGATGGCTGCTGACCCATTATTATTGGAAGACTTTCAAGCACTTGCCGGTAAAATGGGTGATTTAGATGCCGCCGCGATTGAAAAGGCTTATTTTAAACTTTTTGGCAAATGGGCCGAGCCTTTATGGGCAAAAAGTAAGTTGGGTAAACTTGCCATAATTACAATGATAATGGCGGGTGGCGGTGCTCTTGGAATTACAATTGGTGGTTTAATTGATATATGTTTACCTGTTGTTAAACAAGTTGCAACTTTTCTTAATTTAGATACTTCATCGTGTTCAACTAAGAAAGACGAAGATAAAGAGGAGGTCAAACAAATTAATGATGAAAATGTTGACACCGTTGCAAACATTCAGGAATTTGCGGGTTGGTTTAATTCCACATATAAAGAGGGAACAAGAATTGAATTTAATAAAGATGGGAGTACAACTCCAAAGACTATTATTCCTGAAGATAATAAAAACTTGATAGAAATAACTTTTAACGATAAGGTTTTTAAATTCAAAAAGATTGGTAAAAATTCATATGAACAAATTTAATAATTTATTGATTTTTGAAGAGGAAAAAAAAAATCCTTTAGATACTGGTAAGGATAAAAATCCTTTAGATACTGGTAAGGATAAAAATCCTTTAGATACCGGTAAGGATAAAAATCCTTTAGATACTGGTAAGGATAAAAATCCTTTAGATACTGGTAAGGATAAAAATCCTTTAGACGTTGATAATAAAGAAAAACCTAAATCTAAAATTCCACCAATACCATTTACAAGTCAAGAAGAAGGTGATGCATTTAGAGAATGGGTTCATAAAAACCATCCTGAATATATTCAAAAAGTACCAGGATTTAAAAAAAGTTATAAAGAATTTAAAAATAAAGCAATACAGAGTGCTTGGAATTTATTTTATAAAGAATACACAGCATCCGCACCAACAACTACTCAAACACCTACTCAGACTCAGACACAAACACAGACTCAGACTCAAACCGTAGATAATTCTTGTTTAACTTGGAAGGACAATCCTTTTGAAGAAAAATATTATAGAAGAGAATGGGGTAAAAAGGCAATCGAGTTTATGGATTGGTTCATAGATAGGTATAGTAAATTATACCAAAATATGAAAAATAACTACGATAAACGAAGACAATGTCGAGTTGATAATTTAGACCATTATTTAGAGTCTCCATCACCACAAAGACATGACTTTATCAAAGTTGTTGCAAATAGTTTAAATTCGAATAACAAGACGTATTTTGATGAGTGGTTTGAAGATGTTGAAGGGAATGACCCAAGATACTCATCAAGATTTGATGAAAAATCAAAAGACGAAAGTAAATGGGATAATAATGATAAAATAAATGCTGTTAAAAAGTCTGCCGAGTCATATCAAATCTCATCTCAGTTTCAAAAATTCTTAAAAGATTCTGAAACTATTGCAAATAAACCAAAAGAAGATTTAGATAGAGGTGAATGTAAAGATTTCTTAAATGACTATTTGAAACAATCACAAAGTGTTATGGATAAGTCTTATCTTGGAAGTGATGTTTATAATAAACAGTTAAAAGATGCTCAATCTAAAATAGCGGCTCAAAAATGTGATACAAAGTTTAGTTACCTATTCAACAAGACAACAAAAATTCTTAAAAGTGGCGTGACGGATAAAAATTTTCAGTTATATAATGAAAACATTATGAAAAATACAAAAACATTATCGGAATCAATTAATGAAAAAATATTTGATTACTCAATAAAAAAACAAATGAAAAGTGAGTTGTACAAAAAACAATACTCATATATTTCTGAAAATATTGACAAAAAAAATTATAAAAAAGCATTTGATTACATTTTCGAAAATAAAAAGTTCAGTATATTAAGTGAAGAAACTGAGGATTTTGATAAGGCCTTCAAATCTTTGTTTTACAAAAATGAAAGTAAAGTTAAAGAAAAAAGTATCAATTACATATTAAGTAAGTTGAATGTTACAGGTCCAATCAAAGATTCAATTAAAAGTGAATTGATGTCAATACCTGATTCAGAAGTTGATAAAATGTTAACCACTCCATCGTTTTTATCTGATAAAATAATGCAAGGTATTAACAAGGCAGTTGTTTTTTCAAACGATGAAGAAGGTTTAAATGGTATTCTTAAATCAGTTATGGTTCAATCACTTAGAACGAATATGGATGAAATTAAGTTTAGAATTGCAACATCACTTAAAGATATTTTAGAACAAGTTAAACAAAATACAATTAACACTCACAAAAATTTTAAAAGTAAGGTTGTTGGAGGATTGGAAGCGATTTAAAAATTATTCTGATATTCAGACCAAACTTTCTGTAAATATTGACCCGCAGAATCCGAAAACAAAGTAGGTTCTGTGGGTTTTTTTATCATCGTCATGTTTATTTCATGTAACATCTTATCTCCTTTTTTCAAATTACAAGGACTACAACAAGTTACAAGATTTTTCCAAGTATTATCTCCACCTTTTGATTTGGGAATAACGTGGTCAATTGTTAAATCTTTTTTACTACCACAATAAACACAAGAATATCCATCTCGTCTCATAATTCGATGACGATTAACTCTTATTCTTCTTTTTTGAAAATTGACATAGTTTAAAAGACGAATGATAAGAGGTCTTAGATACTTCTTAACACCGCATTGTATTGGCTCCTCAGATGATTTTAAAATCTCCGCCTTTCCCTTATAAACAAGAGCAAATCCTCTATTAAGACTTGTGATGTTAATTGGGTTAAAATCCGCGTTTAAAACTAATACTGCCTGTACCATACTAAACAAAAATAAGAATAAATTTATTATTTGACAAATTTTATTTGAATATTTCTATACTCATAATTATTTATATCTGTAAGTTGACATTAAACAAAAAAATATTCATATTTAATTATGTTCCCAAGTGACAAAAACGAAGTATTATTTAATCAAGAAGTTGATAGTATATTAATCCCGTTACAATTGATTGAAGAACTAAAAGACTTTGATGTTTGGAAAGAGTTTAAAAACACTCCTGATTTTTTAATTAGTAAGGGTTGTAAAATTATAAAAGAAGATAAAAAACAAATCCACCTTGATGACCCTTGGGATAATTTTAGTGGAACACATTTTGGTTATTGATTATGTATTGTATTATAAAATATATTAAGGTAGAAAAAAAAGAACTACCCGTTATCATTCTTAACTCTCAAGATGAGGTTTTGGAATTTGACACTGAAGAAAAGGCTGAAGAGTTTAAAGGTATCCTTCAGATGAACTCTGACTCAGGTTATAGGTATGTTGTCAAAAAAATTTGACAGACTAACAAAAAACACATATATTTGTAAAACACAAATGCCCTCGTAGCTCAGCTGAATAGAGCACAAAACTTCTAATTTTGGGGTCACAGGTTTGAGTCCTGTCGGGGGTACTACTTTTAACAGATTATTGGAGTATCCTCATTAGAACAAAGGATATGATTAACTCCCTTTCTAAATTGAGGATTATCATCGTACATACCGATAAAATAATATGTCTCGGCTTCTAAATCCAACTTACTTTTCAATTCATCATTATCACAGATTAACTCTTTTTGTCTTATAACAATAGAGTTTTTTTTGTCTGCCAGTTTTTCTGACATAACATCACCAAAATCATAGTATGGTAATTCAGATATCATTGAATCGTCTATTGTGATTGTGTCAAATTGTATACCTCTAAATTTATCAAGAGTTTCAATATATCCAGTCCCATTACATTCATCACAATCTTCATCTCCTGACCCGTTACATTCGCTACATCTTTCGTAACCATCACCATCACATACCTCACATTCAACATCACCGTCCCCATCACAATATGAACAAGTATCATTTTCTTCATCTTCTCCTGTACCGTCACAATAACTACAATCCACCTTACCTCTTCCACCGCATTCACTACAATTAATGTCACCGTTCCCTGCACATTCACGACAATTTTGAGTACCGCCACCATCACATACTTCACACTCAACCTCAGGGTCAAGTTCAGTTAAAAAAACATATGTATAGAATGTTAGTTTTGTTGTAAAATTTGAAATGATACTTTCAATATCCTTACCACTAGAAATGGCTGGTAAAATAAAACACAATAATAGTATTTCATCCGCATCAAAAAATTCATATACAGTAGCATATTCCATATCTTTATCTTTAACGAATGAATTATACACCTCTGTTGGTGTCCAAGATTCATATTCCGAATCTGACAACTTCTTTGCTGCTCTTACTACTTTGTTTACTTCCATATATTTATATAAATATATATCATAGTATTATGAAACGAAGTTTAAATGAAGAAATCGAAAGGTTTAAAATAAATTCTGGTATTAAAGTTATAAATGAAGCTAACTCAACAGTACTAAAGAATTTTAAAACTAATGTTGAAATGGGTCCAAAATATCATCAGTCGAGAGCTTTAGGGAATTGGCAATCAGATAACGCTTGGGATTTGATGGCGCCAGCGAATACTGAATGGAAATCAATAACTAAAGGAACGGTATCAAAAGTTTATAATACTGGTAAAAGTACAGGTAAAGTGTATGGTACACAAGTAACTGTTAAAGGTGAAGACGGATATCCAAATATATTCTACACCCATTTGAAAAATGTTAAAGTTTCTCCAGGTGATAAAGTTGATATTGGGACACCAATAGGTGAGGTCTCTGAATGGGGTACTAGTAAATCAACTCACGTACATGTCGGACTACCTTATGGGGAACACATTAAAGATTTGTTAAGTTCAGATTTCTCAAAAACTTTAAAACAGGGTGTTGATAGTGATTCTTCAGATAATGAAAGTGGTGATGATAAAGGAAAAGTAGAAAAAGTTTTAGATTTCTTTGGTCTTAATAAAATTGCAAAAATGGACATAGATAAAGATGGTAAAAACTTTGCTAAAGAAGTTGGTGATTTATTTGGAGGTGACGATACTAAAACTAAAGATTCAGGTGATTTTGAAATTGGCGGATTTAGTTTAAAAAGTTTAATTTCCGCAGCGAAAAAGGCTCTGACGGAAGATATTGAAAAAAAGAAAAAAATAATTAAATAACCCGTCTCCACAACTTTTTACCATCTCCACATATTTATTATTATGAGTAAAAAACATAATGGTAGAAAAATGGGTAGTTGTACCTGTGACAATTGTGGGGTAACATTTGAGAAACCCCAATCAGAAATTAATAGAAATTTAAAATTAAATAGAAGAAATTTTTGTACTAGAAAGTGTTCGGGTGTTGGTAACGCTAAAAATTTTGGGTACAAAAATAACAACTATGATATATCGAAACATTCTGGAAATGTTAGAGATGAGTTTACACCATTTAGATATCATTATAGAAATTGTAAAAAAAGATACCGAGACTTTAATATTGATTTAGAGTATTTGAAACAAATATGGGAAGACCAACAAGGTGTTTGCCCATTCTCAGGTGTGAAACTAGTATTGAATGCTTACACAAAAATTTTTAAAGACCAAAGATATTCGGCGTCATTGGACAGGATTGACTCTAACAAAGGGTACGTAAAAGGTAATGTCAGATGGGTATCAAGAGCGATTAATCACTTGAAAAATGATATGACTGACGAACATTTAATTGAGTTTTTGAATATTATTTCAGATAACTTAAAAAAATAAAGGGACCGAAGTCCCTTTATTTAAATGGTGGAGATGCCGGGAGTCGCTAAACATAATAAGTTTCCTTACTAACTGGACTATATCATCACCCTCAGATGTAGGGTGTTGGATTCTTGTGTGGTATTACATTAGAAGCGTCTAAATCC